TATTACAATGAGTGAAAATGAATATATAGGTTTACGACTTACTGATGGTTTGTATGAAGAAGCAAATAAAAACTATTATGTTAGTTGGAATCCCGATTGGAGTTTGAAATCTAATATAGCATATGTTCTCCATGCAGCTGATAGTATGGCGACTCATATTGAATATGATGAATGGAAAAGAAGTCAAACTGAAGAACAAGAAGCTACAAGTGAAAGAGTGTCTTCTTTGAAAAAAGCACTAACAGTTGATGATAGTGAAAAGAAACCACAACAACAAGATCAACTATCAAAAAAATCTCAAGATTTATTTGATGAATTATTTGGAGATAAAAAAAGAACGAAATGAATAAAATAATAAAAATAATAATATTAACATTACTTGGTGCTGGATGTTTCGGTGCAGGTATTTATTATGCAACAAGAGAATTTGATGAACAACTTGACAGAGTTATGGGTGAATATGAAGTAATATCAGACAAGGTAGATGCTTTTGTAAAGGTATCAGATCCTAAAACAATTCGTTTATATGTTAAAGAGTTAAATAAAATATTAGATGATGTTGATTTTTTACATACACTAATAGAGAGTGGTCAATTAGCAGATGAATCTTTTACAAATCTTACAAAGATGATGCAGGATAGCCAAGAAGACGCAAGTGGCAAAATAGACTCATTATATTCAGAATTATTATTATTAATTAATAATCTTAAAGAATATAATATAACTCAAGATGTAGTCGATGAACGTAATATTAATTCTATTAAATCACTTCTTAGTGAAAGTGTAGATAAACAAAAACAATATATTGAAGACCTTAATCATCAATTAATTGAATTACACATACAATTGAATGAAGTAAATAAAGTAATTGATAAAATTAAAAATTCAAAATTAAGTAAGTATTTAAAATAAAGGAATAATATTATGATTACAATTTGGATGATATTAACATTAGTATTTAGTGTTACAACTATGGTAGGAATATATTCCTCTTGGAATTTGTTAAAGAAACAAGAATTAACAGAAGATTGGTTAATAGCTTTAGAAAATAGATTATCAAATATAATTACTGAAACTAAAGATATAGATGAAAAAGGTATGTTTGAAGCAGACGACGAAGTAGGAACTATCTTTGAACAAATTAATAATATGATTAAAACACTTAACGATTTCTTAGCTAAATAGGAGAAAAAATGCCAGTAGTAGAAAAAAAGAAAAAAAGAAAGATGTATTTCGGACAAGTAACCGAAGATGCTATTATAAGATATAATAAATCAGATGATCCTATTTTAAGAAATAGAATTTATAATGATTATATTCAAAAACCGTTTGACAAATTAGCTGAGAATATAATTCATACATTTAAGTTTTATTATTTTGATGTTCCAAGTGAAGAAGTAAAACATGAAGTAGTTTCTTTTCTTGTTATGAATATGCACAAATTTCAAGAAGGTAAAGGAAAAGCATTTTCTTACTTTAGTATTGTTGCAAAGAATTATTTAATTCTACACAACAATAACAACTATAAGAAAATGAAAAATCAAGATCAAATAGATGTTTTGGACTATAAAAGAAATGTTATGAGTGAAGTTAAAGGTGAACAAGTAAAAGATTACTATGAAGTTTTCTTTGAAGAGATGTTAAACTATTGGGAAGATAATCTTATGGAATTATTTAAACGTAAAAAAGATTTAAACGTTGCTGATTCTGTAATTTATTTATTCAAACATAGACAAGATATAGAGAACTTTAATAAGAAAGCTTTATATATTCTAATCAGAGAAAGAACAGGTTCTAATACTCAACACATTACAAGAGTTATTAATCAAATGAAAAAACAATACATCAAAATGCAGAAAATGTTTCAAAGTTCAGGTTCAGTACAGAATATGAATACTGGCTCATATATGCAAGCGATGTTCGGTTAATGATAGTTCCAAATTATATATTGGATAAATTAGAAAAACAAGTCATAAGGAGACAATCTATGCCAAAAGCAAAAAAGACAACTACACGTAAAAGAACTACTAAACAAAAAGAGTTTAGTTTTTTCACTCGTGTTGTGAATGGTGCTAAGAGAATTTTTTCACCAAAGTACTAAGTACTATGGGGCTGTAACTCAGTCTGGGAGAGTGCTTCCCTTGCACGGAAGAAGTCGCAGGTTCGAATCCTGTCAGCTCCACCACGGGTAGTGGTGCAGTCCGGTAGCATACCTGCTTTGGGAGCAGGGGGTCGCAGGTTCAAATCCTGTCTACCCGACGCCAGAGTAGCTCAGGGGTAGAGCAGGGTTCTTGTAAAGCTCAGGTCGTTGGTTCGAATCCAATCTCTGGCTCTATAAACAAAAAAGGGAAGCTTTCGCTTCCCTTTTTTTGTGTCCTATACTTGTAGGAAGCATAAGACTATCTCGTTCCTACTTACGAAATAAACCCACCAACACCAACAATGCGACAAGCCCAGCGAAGCCAGATTCGCCGAAACTGTTTATGATGGTTGTCAGGTTACCTATAACATTAACACCAAAGATACCACTTCCAAAGATTACTTCAGAAACAGCACCGATAGCTACAAAGGATAACATCAGATGAGCAATGTCATCTACCCATCCTTTGACCATTGTTATGATTTCCTTCATTGGTTTTCTCCCGTTAGTTAACAAAAAAGGTTACTCAGTAAAATTAAGAACCGAGCAACCTCAATAATAACTATCTAAAAACCTAATATTTTTATATTTATAATATGAAACTCTCATGCACAAATTTAATCTAAAAATTTTAACTACAAATATTACGGAGTATATATGGCTACAGATTATGAAGTATTTGAAGGTAAATCTCTATCTGATGTATTCAAAGACATTTACGACAATACCGACAAAAATAGAAAACAGTTAGATGTATTAACAAGAGAACTTGTATCATTTATTAAGGACGGAGATACTGCTATGCAGATAGTTCCTATGTTAAAAGAGTATCTTGAAATCAATGTAAAAAACGATGACCAATTAGTAAAAATAGCAGCAATCGTTCAACGATTACTCGCCGCAGAAGCTAGAGGTGGTTCAGAAGAGGCCTTTGGTTTATCTGAAAATGAAAAAGAACAATTAATGAAAGCAGTTGAAGATACTGCACAAGATGTTCAAAAATATTCTGATACAATAGGTGAGGATTTTAAAACAACGGAAAATTAAATGAAATTAAAATTACCTGACATAAGCCTTAAAGCTACAGGATTGATGAATTTATTTGATGTCGATAATCATATAAGAAAATTATTATCTCCCGTCATTAACCAAATAAATGTTGGTAAAGCCGACGAGGGTGAATTAGCAGAAGTAATAGAAGTATATGCTACAGTAGACCAATTAGATGAATCTCCAATCGATGATACACCTGATTATAAATTTCTTGGTGCTATAAGATTTAGAAAAATTTATTCACAACAAAACTTGTCTAATGATCAGTTGATGGTAGCTTATCCTTTAAACTTAAATATTATAGATTTTCCTGTAAAAGGTGAAACAGTATTCATTCAAAAAATTTATGATAAATTTTATTATACGGATAGAATTAATATATACAACAATCCAAATAATGCTGCATCTCTTGGTTCAAGTCAAAAATTTAATATAGGTAAAAGTACAAAAAGTCAAAAAACATTAGATACTGCTGAAACGGGGGTAGTAGAAAATAAAGAAAAATCTGATGAAGTATTCTTAGGTGAGTATTTTAAACCAAATTTTAATATAAGACAATTAGTTCCAAATGAGGGTGATACTTTAATACAAGGAAGATTTGGTAATACTTTAAGATTGGGTAGTGTAGATAATGCACCGACTATAAAACTCAGAGCAGGTCAGATATCAGATTTTGATAAGTTTGATGAAGGTAACATTCTAATAGATGAGTTAAATGAAAAATCATTAAATGCACCATTAGAAGAAAACATAAACTTAGATGCATCTTCTATGTGGATGACTACAGATGAAACTGTTAAATTAACACCTGCAACATTAGAAGATGCTAACATATATCCAACAAGTGTAGCACCTGAGGTATTTGATGGTAAGCAGATTATTCTTAATTCAGGTAGACTTATATTTAATAGTAAGGAAGATGGTATTCTTGGGTTTAGTAGTGGACCTATAGATTTTTCAACATTAAATACATTTGGTGTATCAGCTAAACAAAAGTTAAATTTATATTCTCCTACTATAGTAATTGGTAGAAATGGAGAACAAGGTAAAACTAAAAATATAACTCTTACAGGACAAGATATTTATTTACAAAATGAAACGGGTTATACGGCTATAATGAGTAAAGGAATAGAGTTAGGTTCAAGTAAACTTGAGCCAGCAGTAAAAGGTGATGTATTGGAAGATATTTTATCAGATTTAATGCAATCTATAAGTGATTTATCGTCAGTAGTAATAGCGATTGCTACAACGCCAGTTGTTATTGTTACGCCAGGAACACCAACACCACAAGCATATGCAACTCAAGCTAGTAGAGCTGCACAAGTATTAAGTACGTTAGCAACATTGTCAATAAAACTTAACACGATGAAGAGTCGTGTTGTAACACTACAATAAAAAAAAGAGGTAATAAGAATGACTAAAAAAGACCTTGTAAAAGTTATAAGAAAACTGGTTAGAGAAGAAGTAAAAAAAGAAGTAGGTAAGATACTTATTAGTGAGAATAAAATAAAAGCTATTCCACGAAAAAAATCAAAAATCAAACCTAAGAAAAAAGTTCGTTATACTAAAGATAAATCATTGAATGACATATTAAATGAAACTGTTGGTTTGACAAAAGGACCACAAGAAGAATATCCTGATATGGGTGGTAAAACATATACCACAGGAAATATGGCAGATGTTTTAGGTTATGGTGATATGGCAAGTCCAGAACTTAAAAGAGATCGGGTTGCAGCACAAACTTTAGCAGAAAAAGGTGTTACTCCAGACCAAGTAGGTGATGGAGTTGTAAATGCACTTACAAGAGATTATTCGGGTTTAATGAAAGCAATGAACAAAGGTAAATAATGGCATCGACTATAGAAACTAATTTAGATCCAAACACAAGCGTTGGTTTATCATTTCCACTTGGATTTGTTGGTAGCCGTATGTTTAATAGAACTAAAACTATTGAAGAGCAAGCTCAACATAATTTGAGAAATTTACTTTTAACAAATATAGGTGAACGACCACATCAACCAGATTTTGGTTCGAGATTATTAGAAGTTGTGTTTGAATTTAAAGACGATGCATTAATTGAAGAAGTGATAAATGAAGCAGTTGATAAGTGGTTGCCTTACGTAGCTATAAATTCAATAATAACAAATACAGATGCTACAAACCCAAATAGATTAAATGTAACAATAGATTTTTCAGTAGCAACAAGTCCTGGCGCAACAGATCAAATAGTCTTAGATTTTAATAGTACAGGATAGGAGACAGTAAATGCCCACGAACACAACAGGTCCAATTAAAGATGTATCTAAAGAAGTCAAGTATTTAAATAAAGACTTTGAAGGATTTAGAAATGATTTGATTGAATTTGCAAAAACATATTTTCCAACAACATATACAGATTTTAATGAGTCTTCTCCTGGAATGATGTTTATTGAAATGGCAGCCTATATTGGTGATGTTCTTTCTTATTATGTAGATAGTCAATTTAAAGAATCCATTTTAGCATATGCTGAAGAAAAGAGAACAATTTATAACATAGCACAATCTTTAGGATATAAACCAAAAGTTAGTTATCCTGCTTCAACTGTATTAGATGTTTACCAAACTGTTCCTGCTACAGGAGCTGCAGATTCTGTTAGACCAAATATGAATTATGCTTTGACAGTTACAAATAATACAAAAGTAAAATCCCAAAGCACAGGAAAAACTTTTAGGTTTATGGATGATGTAAACTTTAAATATTCAAGTTCTTTTGACCCAACTACGGTTTCTATATTTGAAACAAATGCTAATGTTCCTACAAAATATTTGTTAAAGAAAAGAGTTAGAGCAATTAGTGGTGAAGTTAAAGAAGAACTTTTTACTTTTAGCACAGCAACTAAATATGACAAAGTAGTATTGGGCAATCCATATGTTATAGAGATTCTTAGTATTACAGATAGTGATGGTAATACTTGGTATGAAGTTCCATTTTTAGCACAAGATACAATATTTGATGAAGTAGAAAATACATCAGCAAATGATTCAGATATGACTCAATATAATGATACCGCACCATATATGTTAAAGTTAAGAAAAACACCACGAAGATTTACACCTTTTATTAGAGATGATAATAGAACTGAGTTAAGATTTGGAGCAGGTGTTTCAGACAATCCTGATGAAGAGATTGTTCCAAATCCAGATAGAGTTGGTTCATCATTAGCAAGTGGTATTAGTAAGTTAGATACTGCATTTGATCCAGCAAACTTTCTTAACACAAGAACTTATGGGTTAGCACCATCTAATACAACATTGACAGTAAAGTATACTGTTGGTGGTGGAATAGAAGATAATGTTCCAGCGAATGATATTAAGAATATAAGTGATATTACTTATAATATTGATGAGTCTTCTTTAGTAACAGCTACAGTTCAAGATACAAAAGATTCAGTAGCAGTTAATAATCCCGATCCTGCTGGTGGTGGAAGGTCAGGTGAAACATTAATAGAAATTAAAAACAACGCACTTGCTTATTTTCAAGCACAAAGTAGAGCAGTTACAAAAGAAGATTATATGATAAGAGCAATATCGTTACCACAAAGATTTGGAAATATAGCAAAAGTTTATATAGTTCAAGATGAACAACTTAATCAATCAGAAGAAGATGTTCAAGAGAATATTGGAGCTGCAGCACCACCACTTGAAGAACAAATAGAAAATATAAGTCCGTTGGTTCAAGCAGGAGCAAATTTAAAATCTTCAGGTGCTGAAACACTTAATCAAAGCCCTGCAAATATTAGAGAAACAATAGCAAAAGCTAGAATGACTTCACCAAAACGTAGAGCGTCAGCAGGAAAACCACTTGGTGGAAGAGGAGGATATAATGGCTAAACAAGCATCAAGAATACCTAATCCATTAGCATTAAATATGTATGTGTTGGGATATGATTCAAAGAAAAAATTAACAAACGTAAACCAAGCAGTTAAAGAAAATTTAAGAACTTATCTTGGTCAATACAGAATGGTTACTGATGCGATTAATATTAAAAATGCTTATATTATTAATATAGGTGTTAAGTTTAGTATTATGACAAGACCAAATTTTAATAAAAGTGAAGTTGTATTGAAATCAATAGAAACGGTAAAAACATTTTTTAATATAGATAGATGGCAAGTAAATCAACCAATCATATTATCAGATTTAGTTTTTCAGTTAAGTTTAGTTGATGGTGTTTCAGCAGTAGTTCCACCCGTAGAAGATAATAAACAATCTTTACCACTTCTAATAACAAACAAATATAAAGCCGCTAATGGTTATTCTGGAAATTTATATGATATAGATGCGGCTACAAAGAATGGTATTATTTATCCATCATTAGACCCTTCAATCTTTGAATTGAAATATCCTGGAACAGATATTGAGGGTAGAGTAGTAGGAGACAACTAATGCATTATTTTGAATTTGCTACAGCAGACGCAACATTATATGAAGGTGAAGCAACACAATCAGTAAATACAGGATTAGATCCAATACTTGAAGTTCGTAAAGATATGAATGATAACGCTTCGATTATCAATGTATCGAGAGCATTAGTAAAATTTAATCTTAGTTATCTTAGTGCTTCAGTTCAAAATAGTTTAATACCAAAATCAGCAAAATATTATTTAAATTTATATGACGCAGGTTCTACAGATTTACCATCTTCACAAACACTTTATGCTTATCCTGTAAGTGAATCTTGGACAATGGGTGATGGAACGTATCACTCTAATCCAAAAATAACTGAGGGTGTAAGTTGGAGATATAGACATGGTGAGAATGATGGAACACAATGGGTTAGTGGTAGTAACAATACAGGCGGATTGTGGTTTAGTGGTAGTTATGCAAGTGGATTAAGAGGATTAACCTGTTCTTCATCTTTAGAATATGAGACAACAGACATTCGTATGGATGTAACTGATATTGTTCACGCTTGGATGTATAGTGGTTCTCTATATCCAAACGAGGGATTCATGGTAAAGAGAAGTGGTAGTGTTGGAAACGCTACAAGTGGTAGTGGAGTTCAAGAGGGAGATAGCACACGTTATGGTCAATTAAAATTCTTTTCAAGAGATACATCAACAATATATCCACCAAAGTTGGAAGTAGTTTGGGATGATTCATCTTGGAGTACAGGTTCTCTTGCACCACTTACAGGTTCAGCATTAGAAGATACAGTAATCTATTTTAAAGGTTTAAGACCAGAGTATAAACAAAATAGTAAAGTTAAGTTTAGACTTGTAGGTAGAGAAAGATATCCTGCTAAAACATATTCTACAACTTCAGCTAACTTGGCTGTAAAATATTTACCAAGTGGTAGTCAGCTTATAGAACATGGAACTTATTATTCAGTTAAAGACGCTGTAACAGAAGATGTAATAATACCATTTGGTTCAGGTTCACTTGTGAGTTGTGATACCGATGGTAATTTTTTCAATGTTTGGATGAATGGATTTCAAGCAGAAAGATATTATAAATTTGAATTGAAAGTAGTAACGGGATCAGCATCAAGTGCAACTCAGATTGTAAATTACTATGATGATGATTTCACATTTAAAGTATCGAGATAATGCCATATACAAAAGCACAACTAAAAAATAACGAACATTATGAAAGAGTAATTGAAGCAACTCGTAGGGAACAAATAAATACATTTGTAAAAGAAGAGAGAGACTTTGTTGCTTCAGGTTCTAATGCTGCAGCAACTAAAACTTTGAGAATGAAGACAGGAGAATTTCTTTCTATACCAGAAATAGAAGACAGTCCTGCTCAAAAAATTGTCATACCAAATAAAACTTATTATGTAACAGATGATGCTGATAAGTTTATTGATAAAGAAATAAAAGAGTTATTAAATAATAATCCTGTTACAGACTTAACTGTATCAGAATTTTTTGAAGAATATGAAAAGTTGAGAGACGTGATATCGTCAGAGGGTAATAGAGATTCTCATAGATATATTGTAGATACTTCTAAAACTTATGTTAATACAGATGATGATGAAGTTCAAAAATTAAAACAAAGATTGCAAGATGAGATAGATAGATTGTTAGCTATACAAGTAAATTTACAAGCAACAATACAAGAAGCGGCTGATGATGCTGCTATTGATGCAAAGTTTGCAGAATATCAAGCTGAAATGTTAAGATATCCAAATACAGATGTAGCATATACAAGAGCAGAGTGGGATGATAAAGGACAGCCAGTAGCAGCAGAGGGAAATGGTCATCCTAAGTTAAGATTTGAACGACAAGCACAAGGTAATCATAAAGGTAAAACAGATTTAAAAACAGACATTAAGTGTACATATTATGGTTATGGTAAAAAGAAAAATAGAAAACTTCGTAAAGGAAATGGACCTGTAATAATAAGTGTAAAAGCATTAGGTGATCCTACAATTAGTTATCAATGGTTAGCTTCTGATAATGAACTTCCCATTAAGGCTGCTTGGGGTGATAAAGGATCCAACTTTACTGGAGAAGATACAGCAACATTAACAGTAAATATGCCTGGGAAATATAAAAATAGTTTCGGACCTATGGTGAAGTGTAAGATAAAAGATGGATCTGGTGAAACAACGTCGCAAGCCGTTGATATCAGTAGACGTTCAGTAGCGGCTAGGAGTTAATAGTGCCAAGTAAACAAATACCTGATTCAGGTATAAGCAACCAACAAGTAGAATCAGATTTCGGTAGATTTTCATCCGATTTTATAGAATATTACGTATACGATTCAGATGATAATTTTATTGTTTCTAAAATAAAAAAATCTGGTGCTAAATCAGATTTAGTTCAACTAACTCCTGGTAAAGATTTAAGAGACTGTGGTTTAATAGCAGGAAAATATAAAATAACATATAATTTTTTAAGACAAAGAGGTGGAAAACAAAGAGTATTTTTTATAGATGAAGTTGGTGAGTTGTGGAATGGTGAAATCCGACAAGAGGGTGAAAAATATTTTAAAGGTATAGAGTTAGACAATACTAATCCAACTACAAGAGAAGAAGTTTTTGTTTTCGATGACACTTATATGGTTCATCAAATATCACCATCAAGACAAGAAGTTAGAATAGTAGCAAAGACTTCAGATATTGGTGAATATAACAATGGATTTGCTTCATTAGGTTTTAAAGAATTTAGATACAACCCAATACTAACAGATATAGTAGGTGATGGAAAAATAGATAGTTCAGATCCATTTAAGTTTGTAGCAACTTTAGATGAATCAGATGGTGGATTTAGAGAAGAGATGGTCGGTGGTTATATAGATGTTCCGAATGCTTTTGTTACAGGATATGAAGAAACAGTATCATATAAACAAGTTCCAAATCGAAACTATGTAGCAAGTCAACCACCTGACGAAGCAGTACCAGAAAATAAATTTGCATTAAAAAAAGAGAGATTAAGAGAAAAAGCAGACTTTGAGAGATCTAAACGAATGAATCCAAAACTAGCAGCTGAATTTCCAGGTGAAATGAATCCTCTTAAACAAGCAGCAAGTCGTTCAACAATTAGAGCAACACCAAGTAGTGGTGGCGGCGGAGCTGCTAACAGACAAGCAGATGAGGATTTCTTCTAATGGCACTATCAAGAAAAGAAGCAAGAGAAAGAGGTATAATTGGAAGTGGTAACACTTTTAATGAACCAGGTGCTGCTGCATCAGACCCATCTACAGGACAATCAAGTGATAGCGAAGTTGCTATGGATATTTATGGTGGTCAACAGACTACCATAGCAGAAGTTATAAAAAGTAATGATGAAGATCCAGAACCAGGCGCACCAAGTGTAGATATTAAAGTTGTTCCAAAACCCTTACCTAAAGATATTAAGATTGTAGATCCTGAAGATAAAGTACTAAAGAGACCACCACCACCTGTAAATCCACCACTACCTACATCAGAGTTTATTACCGAAGAAATAAGAACATTTAAACCAATCTACGCTTCATTTTCAGCACAAATTGTAGAAGTTATAAATAAAAATACAGTAAAACTTGATGTTGATTATAATCAAAAAGCTCAAGAAGTTGGTGTAGTTGATGGTGATTATAAAGGAACAGACCCAAGAGGAAGATTAACTTACAATGTAGTATATCCTAATCTTAAAATTGATGAATTAAAAACACAACTTCATTTTGATGAAGATGTAAAAGTATTAGTAACTAATATGCAGTTGGATAATTCTACTGTTAAAGAGTATCCACATTCATTTGTAATGAAGTTAGATGAACCACTTGATGAAGCTGTAGTAAAGGGTGATGAGTTATTAGTAGCTGACGAAGTTATACCTCCAGTTACAGAAGAAGTTATTTTAGTTCCACCTGCAGAAGAAGAAAATTATACAGTTCTTAGATCTCCTGATGTAGATTCTTTAGATTCTCCTGTAAGAGATAGAGGAACAAATTTTATAACACAAGATGCATTAAAGACAACTGATCCAAAAATTAAAAAAGATTTTGAAGATACTTTAGTATCTGCAAGTTTAGCAAGTGTTGATTTAAATATAGATTATTCTGTATATCCTAACTTTGTAAACTTTAGTTCAGCTGAACAAAGACTTATAAATTTTAAAACTAAAGTTACAAACATAGATGCGTATACTGCTGAAAGTTCTTCTATGGTAGAAACAAGTGGTTCTATTTCAGACGTAAGAAAATGGGATAGAAAGATAAGAGAAGTTAAACAACAATTTACAGGTTACGAAAAATATTTGTGGAATACTTCTACATCCTTTGTATCAGGTTCTGTCTTAGCTGAAACAGTTAGATATAATAGTGCCTGGCCAAAATCTGCTGGAGCAGGAACATATGCAAGTCCATATTTAAATTATCCTGTTACGGCTTCACAAGCAACAAGTTGGTATTCAGGACAATTAGTAAGTGCAAGTACATTTGATGCAGGAAATAGAAATAGTGTAAAAAATTTATTACCTCAGTTTGTAAGAGAGGATAGCGGTAATAAAGACTTTATAAAGTTTTCAGGAATGATTGGTGAGTTCTATGATAATATATGGACATACATTACTCATATGGATAAAATACACGATAGAAGTGAGGGATTGGAAGATAGGAATCAAGGTTTTCCTGATGAGTTGGTATTTGATGTAGCAAAGGGTATGGGATTAAATTTAAAATCTAATAAAGATTTAATTTCATTAGAGAGGTGGCATTTAGGACAATACTTATCAGGTTCTACTTATGTACAATATTCATCTAGACCCGAAAAAGATATACAAGCTGAGATACAAAAAAGAATTGTTAATAACTTACCTTTCTTCCTTAAAACAAAAGGAACACCAAGAGCATTAAAAAGTATTATAAATTGTTATGGTATACCATCTACTATTTTAAGAGTTAGAGAGTTTGGAGGTCCTGATGTACCAGGCAAACCACAATATTTAATTCAAAGAAAGCATGATAAAGCATTGGCATTTTCGGGAAGTCAATATATAAAAACCAAATGGCCAAAGTTTACTACAAGACCAAATACGATAGAATTTAGATTTGCTGGAGCAAATAGTGGTAGTGGATTAAATAATAGATATCTATTAGAAGGTCAAGATTCAGGTTCTGATACATTTAAATGGGGAATATTATTAAGAGATAATGGTTCGGAAGATTCAAGGGGACACATAGATTTTGTATTATCAGGCTCTAATGGATTCTTATCTGCTTCAGTTAATAATTTTCCAGTATATGATACTGATTTTAATTCAGTAATGTTAACAAGAAAATCATCAAGTGGTGCTGAGCTAACATCAGATAGATCTAATCAAAGTATTAACTATACGTTATACGCAAAAAGATATGATGCAGGTAGAAGTAAAATATATTTAGAACAATCAGCTTCTATGACAATAACAGGTTCTTCATATAATACATCTTTCCATTCTGGTTCAAACAAACTTTATATTGGTGGGTTAGCAAATTCAAGTGGTAAATCAACTTATAATAAGTATACAGGTTCTATGATGGAATTTAGGTTATGGAAAACTGCTTTAAGTGAGTCTAAATTTGACAATCATGTTGCTGCACCAAGTGCATATAATGGTAATCACGCATCTGCTTCCTATACAGATTTAATTACAAGATTTTCATTTAATGATAATAAAAATTTAAGTTCAGATCCAAATGTTTCTGATGTTAGTGGTGATATAGGTTATACAGAAACAGGAAGTGCTGTAGGATTTAGTGGTAACTTCTTTGTTAATATAGAAGAAGAACATAAATTATTAGTTCCTAATCTTGGACCAAATCGATTGATGAGTACTAAAATTAGAATAGAAGATTCTAAATTAAAAGGTGTTTTAAATTCTAAAAAGAAAGTTGAACAATCATCATTTGATTTAGCTCCTGTAGATTCTAATAAAGTTGGTGTTTACTTTGCGCCATCCGATGTTATTAACGAAGATATTATTCGTTCTGTAGCTGATTTAGATTTTAGTAAATATATTGGAGACCCAAGAGATCAATATAAATATAGATATCGTGGTTTGAAAAAGGTAGCAGAATCTTATTGGCAAAAATATAGTTCACCAAATAACTTTTGGGATTATATGAGACTTATAAAGTATTATGATAACTCTATATTTGATTTAGCAAGAAAGTTTATGCCAGCAAGAGCTAACACAACATTTGGTATAGTTATAGAACCAAATATATTTGAGAGAAGTAAAGTAGTATTACATACTTCTATGAGTTTTGATAATATGTCGTTCAGAGGTAATATAGACTTATCACAATATGCAGCAGAGAACTTATTCTCAGCAAGTGCAGAATATGATACATATAGAGGAGTGATTGGATATGATACTAATCATTCTCAATCATTTGATTCTGATGTATTTCAAAAAGCATCGTTATATAAATTAGAATCAATAGATAATCTTGGTAAGTATGGTGCAACATATCTTACTGCTTCGGCAACAAGAGGTGGTCCCAATTATGTTTTTGGTGAAGCATTACAACCATTTATTAGCGAATCAAGGTTATCAGAACACAATTATGATTTATTGAAATTTTATACAAGTTCATTGAGTGTTTCTGTAGCAGCTGGATATGGTGCTACATATAAATTAGATGGTAGTTACCAATATAGTTCATCCTTTACAGGATCGAGACATGATGCAAAGTATAACCAATACTCAAATTTAGCAAACTTATTTTATGAGGGGTGTTTACAGACGATTAATACAACCCCCGATGGATTTTCGCCAGTAGAGACTACTGATACGAAACAAACTCGACTTGTGGTACAGGAGCCAGGCAAGTCAAGATTAAAAACTGAGAGATAAATTTAGAAAGTATATATTTATAATTGAAGATATACTATTCAAATATTATAATCACAAATTCCTATAGGAGAACACAATATGGGTTATCTTGATAACACATCAACAACCGTAGATGCTATATTAACTAAAAAAGGTCGAGAGTTATTAGCAAGAGGCGGAGATGAATTTAAAATTACTAAGTTTGCACTTGGTGATGACGAAATAGACTATGGACTTTGGGATGTAACTCATCCAAATGGTACAAACTCTTATGGTTCAGCCATAGAAAACCTACCAATGTTGGAAGCATTTCCTGATGAAAATCAGATTATGAGATACAAGTTAGTTACATTACCTAAAGGCACAAGTAAAATGCCTATTCTTGAATTGGCAATACCATCAACAGGTTTAACTTTTAAGAGTGCAGGACAGAAATCAGCACTTTCACCTGATACCAAAAATGGTTCAGACGCACAATTAGGATATACAATTATCCTTCACAACTCAGATGCAGCAGATTTAACTATAGCAGCTGGTGGTGAAGTTGTAACTGGCGGAGCAACAACTCCAGTATTCTTGAGTGATGCAGAAAGAAAGAAAAGTATATCTGTTATTGGTAAGACTTTCC